ATCAGAGTCTAAAGATTCAGATTATGAGAAGAAAAAAGATAATATAAATGCTACTGGCGGTCAAGGTGCTGGTGAAAGTGGTTTACCTACAGAAATTACATCACTAACTAATGATTTTATGGATAGTGCTATCAAAGGTATTACTGATAGTGAGGCTAGAGAACGTGACTATTGCGAATTACCAAATGTTAATTTAAGAAAACTAATTATTCCTTATCAAAAGTTTATTAGAGATATTATGCTTTATGATAATAAACACCATAATGATAGTTATAGTAAACAACAAATCGGTAAGGCAAAATTAAAAACTGATAAGTTTATTAGAGAGTCTTCTAATGTTGTTAACTTTTTAGTTAAAGAATTTGAGATGAAAAAAAATGCCAAGTTATATGCTCGTGCTTCACAGGATAAAACAGGTATTATTGACCCATTAAAATTACATAGTTATAAATTTGCTGAAGATATATTTAAAAAGATTACTACTGTACCAAATCAAAAAAATCACGGTATGATTTTATTACTTGATTGGTCTGGTTCAATGCAAAAACATATTCTTGCTACAGTTGAACAATTAATTAACTTAACTATGTTTGTTAAAAAGATTAATATACCTTTTTCAGTATATGCTTTTATGAATAATCATAGAGAATCCAAAGATGATTATATGCAATCAGGTTTCAATATAACACCTAAATCAATCAGACCTGACGCTTCTACAAAACTTGTACAATTGTTTTCACATAAACAATCAAAAGTAGATTTTACTAGAACTGCTCAGATATTACATAGGGCTGCATTGTACTTTGGTGATTATTACTCATGGAGAACTAGACACCTAGAAGATGAGTCAGTACCTAGTATTTCAGGTGATTATTATCTATCATCTACACCACTTAATGAGTCACTTGTTGCAATGGATCATGTAATCAAAAAATTTAAAACTGATTATAGAACAGATAAACTTTCACTTGTTACCTTAACAGACGGTGCTTCAAACTCAATGCACCACCCTAAATCTGGCGAATTGCATTTGAAACTAAATGGCAGATATGTACCTGCTCATAGTTATTGGAGAGATAAAAGAGATTTCACAAGTGTTATGTTAAAATACTTAAAAAAGAAATACGATTTACAATTAATCGGTTTCTATCTAGTATCAAAATATAGAGAATTACAATATATGTTAAACGTACCATACGGCAAAGAAATACTTGCTAGAAAAATGTTTAACAAAGATAAATTTATTGCTGACTATGATACTGCTTATGACGTGTACTTTTATGTCAATTCAGGTACTAGAGTCAAAAATAATACATTTGAGAATGATAAAGATACAACCAATAAGAGAACTCTTAAAAAGATGTTTATGTCTGGTATGAAGAATCGTATCAATTCCAGAGTATTATTACAGAATTTCATTAAGAGGATTGCATAAAAATGAGGGAATACAACGCTTTTTTATGCTTGACTTTTAATGCAAATAATGATAGCATAAAGTATAACTTAAATGAAAGGACTTATAAATTATGATTGAGTTATCAAAAACGCAAAAATCCGTTATCAAAATACTTAAAGATAAGTATAATAAAGATACGGTTACTAGGGCTGAGATTAATGCTCTTGTAAAGAAGAAGGTAATCAAAAATCCTTCTTGGTTAAAATCAGATAAATTTAAAGTTGATAGAGGAGTTTATACTCTTAATGTTGACAACATTGAATCTGATACTACAACCGAAACAACTGATACTAAAGTTTCAAACGAATCAAAGGCTGCTTATATTGTGTCTTCATTGACCGACAATGTAGTACCTGCCAAAGATACTGATTTCGTAAACTTTGGTAATTATGCAGATATTAAAAATATCGTAAAATCTAAAAAGTTTTATCCAGTATTCATCACAGGATTATCTGGTAATGGTAAGACACTTGCTGTTACCCAGGCATGTGCTGAATCAAAACGTGAAATGATTAGATGTAATATTACGATTGAAACAGACGAGGACGATTTACTTGGCGGTTATAGACTTAAAGATGGTCAAACTGTTTGGCAAAACGGACCTGTAATTGAGGCGATGGAGAGAGGCGCTATTCTGTTACTTGATGAGATTGACCTTGCAAGTAATAAAATAATGTGTTTACAACCTATCCTTGAGGGTTCTGGTGTCTATGTTAAAAAGATAAACAAGTTTGTTAAACCTAAACTTGGCTTCAATGTGATTGCAACTGCTAACACTAAAGGTCAAGGTAGTGATGACGGTAAGTTTATCGGTACTAATGTACTTAACGAGGCATTCCTTGAAAGATTTCCTGTAACATTTGAACAACAATATCCTTCTGCTAAAATAGAAGAAAAAATTGTTGCTCAAAAACTTGCTAGTGCAGGTAAAAGAGATCAAAAGTTTGCTCACAATTTAGTGACTTGGGCTGACGTTATCAGAAAAACTTATATTGATGGCGGTTGTGATGAGATTATCTCAACGAGAAGACTAGTCCACATTGCTGAGGCATATGGAATCTTTAAAAACAAAATGAAGGCTATATCAGTTTGTACAAATAGATTTGATGAAGATACTAAATCATCATTTACAGACCTGTACACTAAAGTTGATAGTGGTGCTTCAGTAGAACAGATTCTTTCTGATAAGAAGGCGGCTGAAGAGGCTGAGATATTATCAGAAAAGAAATCCGATGATAGTGAGGAAGATAGTGAAGAAGACTTTACTGTCTAAATCTATCCATAGTGTAAGTCCGCTTGTGGCCAGAAATGGCCACAAGTTAATTTACAAGGAGAATAATGAAAACAAATAATATAGAGATATACAAAGAAGGACAACCTTGGGGTTATAAGTTAACCAATGTTGTAAACAATAAATTTTATTATGGTATTGCTGGGGCAGAACAAACTCCTGATACCTATACAACGTCATCAAAAAATACAGAATTACTTTCGGCGATTAGTAAAGGCCAAGTTGTAAGAGATATTGTGCTTACAGATTCAAGTTATGAGAATATGAAGGCCTGGGAAAATGATATATTAAAAAAGAATAATGCAGAAAACAACGCTTTAAGTTATAACAAAAGCAATGGTATACTTGGTAAGGTAAAAGAAGTTGTTAATGATAAAATGATGAAGGCAGTTGCTGATGATATTACAAAAAACAATTCAGTTGCTGGTGTCAATATACATGAAATGGATTTAACAAATGAGGTTGAGTCTAATAACAAATCAAAATTAAGACCTGATAGTGTATTAAACAATCTAGTATTCTTACAAATAAGAAATAAGACAAGTGGTGAACACTTAAAAAATCTTGCTGATAAAATAGATCAGTACTATGGTAACCTAGATAGATTAGAAGAAGACACAGGTCAAAAATTATTAGTTGTAGTACTAAACAACCGTTTATACAATGGTCGTTATGTACGTTTAGTTATAGGCGGTAATCATACGTGGCATGCTACTCTTAAATCAAAACTAGGTTTTAAAGTTAGAGTATTAGAGATACCTAGTAGTGTACATGGCAAATGGACAGATTTAGAAATAAGAATATTAGGTCAGTATTTAAATCCTAGAGATAAGAAAACCATACTTGAAACAAATGAAGATGACGCTGTAAAAACTGCTTTAGAAATTTATAAAAAAACAGATAAGAGTACAACGGCAGTAAATAGTTATCTTAATAATGAAAACTGGTCACCTAAACAAAAGGCTAGAATTAAACAAAGAGTTGGTACTGAACATGCAAAATGGGAAGAACTAAAAAATAGACCACAAAATTTTATTGATTATTCTACAGACGCTCAAAATAAAATTTTAAAAGATAAGGCAAAAGAGTATGAAGGTCCTAACACACTTGTTAAGATTATATCTACTGGTAAGGCTTCTATCGGTGACCCTATGACAAAAGCATTACATGAAATATATAATGGGCAAATAAGATTAGAAAAAATAGTTATTATATTATATCATCCTAATATGATTAAGTATAACGATTATCATGTTAAATGGAAACATTACTTTCCTACATGGGCAAAACTTGCTAAACATGAAGGTGTTGAATTAACGTGGGTTGAAATGCCACACTTAATAGATGAGGAAAAAAATGGGAATATATGATATAGAAGATAAGAAACCAAAGATGTCGCAGGAAGAACGTGATGATTTGATGAAAAAATTTTTAGAAAAAGGTGGCAAAGTACAGAAATTAAAACCTGGTTCTGCTGCTGTTCTAGGTAGTTTAGATAAGAGTAAGAAACCTGCATTTACAAAAGAAGATATTGATAAAGGGGTTACAGGTCATGCACCTGCACCTGATTATAAAAGTTACAAACCAAATACATACCACGACCTAGATTTAGGTGAAGATAAAATACCTGTGTATGTACCAACAAAAGAAAGGAAGGACTAGTGTCAATTACTGTTGAAGTTAGAGGTGGTAATTTAGAGAAGGCTATGCGTGTACTTAAAAAGAAAGTACAAAAAGCAGGGATCATTAAAGATTTAAGAGCAAAACAATACTTTTCTAAACCATCTGAAATCAAACGTGAAAAAGCAAAAGAACGTGCTAAAATAATCAGAAAAGCTCAGAAAGCAAATGATGAGATGTTAGGTTACAAGTACGTAAAAGGCGTTAAAGTTAAAAAAATTTAGAGATTCTATACCGTCTGTGTTGTATATATATTATTACTACTTGGCAATTCATAAGACCTAGTAGGGGTATAGATAGGCCAGGGGTGTGCCATGAGGGTCAACTTGAATATTCAAGCACTCACTCTCTAAAACACCCCACAAAATCGGTGAACTTTGTCAGTTTAACTCCGTGAAAAAAGGAAACTGACACTTGAAATTATATAAATAGTTATTATATAATAATAGACAACGCCTTATAGGGTTGTCAGAAAATTAACTTTGCTTAACAAAAGGAGGTTACAATGACCAATAAAGCACTCTCAATTTTCAATCAATTAAGACCACTAACTGTAGGATTTGACGATACGTTCAGACATTTTGAATCAATGTTTGACCATCAATTAGATCATATTCAGACTACAGCTTTCCCACATTACAATATAGTAAAACAAGGAAAGAACAAGTACGATATTCAAATCGCTCTTGCTGGTTATAACAAAAAAGATATAGACATTAACCTTGAGGAAGGTGTTCTATCTATCGAGTCTAAAAAAGACGAGAAGAAAGAAACTAAAGTAGACTCTGAAGGTGAAATCTTACATAAAGGTATCGCTAAAAGATACTTTAAGAAATCTTTTACAATCGCTGAGGACTGTGAAGTCAAAGGCGCTGAACTTAAAGATGGTCTATTAAAGGTATCTTTAGAGAGAATTGTTCCAGAACATAAAAAAGCTAGAACTATCTCAATCAAATAAAAAACCAATACGTGCTATGTTTCAAACGCATAGCACGTATAAATAATTATATTATGAATTTCAAATGGGACCTAACAAAGTTTATTAAAGAAGCTAGAGCAAAAAAATCTGCTCAGGCTGTATTAAGAAAACGATCAAAAGATTCGGTTGCAAGACCTAAAGCAACTAAAAATATCACATCAAAAGACTCACGTTTACAAGGCATATAGCCTATTGACAATTTGACTTGATTAGTATATAATGTAATTATTATAAGGAGAAAATATTATGAAAAAAGGTGATAAAGTACCACAAATAAAATTTAGAGTAAGAGAACTAGGAGAATGGCAAGATAAAATTTCTGATGATTATTTCAGAAATAAAAGAGTTATATTGTTTTCATTACCTGGTGCATTTACTCCTACATGTTCACTACAACAACTACCTGGCTTTGAAAAGTTACACAATGTATTCAAAGAACATAACATAGACGAAGTTTATTGTTTATCAGTAAATGATTCTTTCGTTATGAATGCCTGGGCACAAAATCAAAAACTAGAAAATGTTAAAGTCATACCTGATGGCAATGGCGAATTTACAGACGCAATGGATATGCTTGTTGAAAAACGAGATAGATGTTTTGGTATGAGATCATGGAGATATGCTATGGTTGTAAACAATTCTGTTATTGAGGAGATGTTTATTGAACCTGGTAAAGACGACAATGTTATAGAAGACCCATATGGTGAGTCTTCTCCAGAAAACGTATTGAAATATTTACAATCAAAGAGGCTTGACTCAAACGCAATATAATGATATACTTATATTATGAAATACAATGAAGATAAAATCTTAAAAGAGATTGGTGATTATATTAAGTCAACTTATGGCCAACACTATTCAAGTGATCAAAAAGGCTTTCAAGTTTTAGATTTATTAAAGACACTTAAAATCGGAAAAGATTTCTGCCATGCAAATGCAATTAAATATTTGTGTAGATATGGCAAAAAGAATGGACACAATCGTGCTGATCTGTTGAAGGCAGTACACTATGTTATTTTATTATTAAATTATGATAAGGAGATGAAATGAAAATAAGTGATAATACAATTAGTATATTAAGAAATTTTAGTGATATAAATGCTAATATACTATTTAAACCTGGTAAGAAACTATCTACGGTTTCAACTATGAAAAACATCATGGCAGAAGCCGATGTTGAAGATGAGTTTGAAACTGAATTTGGTGTATATGATTTACCAGAGTTTTTGAGAGCATTGGATTCTTTTACAAAACCTGTATTGAATTTCAATGGTACATCAAATCTAAAAATACAAGATGAGAAATCTAGTTTATCAGCGAGATATGCTTTTGCTGACAAATCAACGTTAAGATATCCATCTAAATCAATTACAATGCCAGACAAGACCGTATCGTTTACATTAACGAATGACGCTTTTGAATCTGTTAAAAAGTTATATACTAACTTGAGTCTACCTGATATTGCATTTAAAGGTGAAGGTGGTAAGATCAAACTTGTTGCATTGGATAAAAAGAATAGCAACTCTAACGAATCATCTATAGTAGTTGGCGAAACTGATATAGAGTTTACTGCATATATCAAGGCTGAGAATATGAAAATTATTCCTGGCGAATATGATGTTGCATTATCAAAAGCAAAGATTGCTCATTTCACAAACAAAAAGGTACAAGTACAATACTGGATTGCTTTAGAAGCTGACTCAACATTTTAAG